AAAGCGCAGACGTGTGCGCTTTTGGGAATTGACAATTGACAATTGACAATTTTGGGGATGCGGGCCCGGGAGTGGGCATCGGCCCCTACGGCGAGGACTGATTTGCAGCGGAGTTTTTTGAAGGAGGTAAATTGAAAATGGCAGAATATTTGCATGGCGTTTATGGGCGGGTCCAGACGGAGGCGGTTGCCGGGGCTGAGGCTGCGCAGAACGCCTTTGTTTATGTGGGCACGGCACCGGTACATATGGTTTCCGGCGGCGGGGAGAACGTCAACAAGCCCATTGTATGCCGGAACTTCGCCCAGGCCAGGGCGAAGCTGGGCTACAGCGACGACTGGGCGCACTACACCCTGTGCGAGGCAATGCAGGTCCACTTCCTGCGCAAGGGCGTAGGGCCCGTGATCTTCATTAACGTGATGGACCCCGGGAAGCACGTGAAGAAGGACAAGCAGACCAAGAGCCTGGCGCCGGTGGACGGCAGCGTCACCATTCAGGGGGCGGAAGGGCTGGTGCTGGACAGTCTGGCCGTGACCGGCAAGACCCTGGGCACGGACTACACCGTAAGCGCCAACCTGGACAAGCACACGGTGGTGCTGACGGAGGTAAGCGCCGGGAGTCTGGGCGCCGAGGCACTGACCATCACCTACCAGGAGGCGGACCCGGAGGCCGTGAAGGAAGCGGACGTCATCGGCAGCACGGACGGCTACGGCAGAAACACGGGGATCTACGCCATTCAGAATGTCTACCAGCTGACGGGCTTTATCCCCTCCTTCCTGCTGTGCCCCGGCTTCGGCAGCGGCAAGGCGGTGCATGACGCCCTGGCGGCAAACAGCCGGAAGATCGGCGGGCACTGGGACGGTTATATGCTCACGGACCTGCCCATTGCGGAAAGCGACGGGGCCGTTGGGCTGGACAAGGCGGCGGAGAAGAAGCAGAGCCTGGGCTTTACCCTGGAAAATGAGACGGTATACTTCCCCATGGCCCTGGGCACGGACGGGAAGCGCTACCACCTGAGCGTACTGGCTGCGGCCAACCTGCAGGCGCTGTTGGCGGACCAGGACGGCGTACCCTACAAGACGGCCAGCAACACGGCGGCGGAGATTATTCAGAATCTCTACCTGGGGGAGAATGACACGGACCGGGTATTCCCGGACGGCGTGATCAACGAGGCTCTGGGCAAAAACGGCATTGCTTCCGCGGCCTTTGTAGGCGGCAAGTGGGTGATCTGGGGCGCCCACAGTGCGGACTACGGCCCCGGCAGCGGCAACAGCCTGAATATCTCGGAAGTGAACCGGATGATGCTCTACTACATCTCCAACGACTTCCAGCACCGGAACGCAGAGAACGTGGACAAGACCATGACCCGGAACGACATTCAGGCGCTGGTTGCCCAGGAGCAGGCACGGCTGGACGCCATGGTCAAATCCGGGGCGCTGTGCTACGGCAAGTGCCGCCTGGACACCGGGGCGGAGGCTCTGGGCGACCTGGTGCAGGGGGATTTCACCATCGTATTTGACGTGACTGTGACCCCGCTGTGCAAGAGCCTGACGGCAGTGGTGAACTGGACGGAAGCGGGCATTGCGGTCTACTACCAGGGAATGACGGAGTAAGGAGGAAACGAGAATGCTTCGGAAAGTTTACAACAATGTGGAGGGCCACAGAGTGCTGGACGGCGGCCAGGTCTGCGAGGACATTACCAGCATCAGCCTGCCCACTCTGAGCAACACCACCAGCACCATCAAGGCTTCCGGCATGGCCATGGACGTGGACGTGCCGGACACCACCCACATGGAGGCGGCGGAGATCGGCATCTCCCACAACAACGGCGTGAACTGCAAGCTTTTGGCGGCACCGGGCAAGCACAGCCTGGAAGCCAGAGTGGTGCGGCAGCGCTACAACGTGCAGGCGGGCGCCATCGAGCACGAGCAGGTGAAATTCCGGGCCACGGTGCTGCGCAAGAGCACCGAGAAGGGCACCATCGAGACAGGCAACCCCTACGGCAGCACGGAAAAATTCTCCGTACTGCGCTACGAGGAGATCGTGGACGGGGAGACGGTTATGCTGATCGATGCCATGGCGGGGATCATTATGGTAAACGGCGTGAACTACACGGACCCGGTGGAGAATCTGCTGAAATGAGAAAAGCGCAGACGTATGCGCTTTTGAAAATTGACAGTTGACAATGGAGAATTGACAATTATGGGCGGTGCGGGGCCGGTGGGGGCATCGGTGCCTACTGGCTGTGGTGCGCAGTCGTTCCGCAGGTCAGTTTGTGCCGCACGAATTATGGTGCGATTGCCACCGGCAATCGTTTATTTTCGATTCGCTGCGCGGAGCACCACCCTCATTCGTCAGGGCTACGCCCTGCCACCTTCCCCCAGGGGAAGGCTTTTTAGAAAGGAATATCAAAAATGGATGAAATTAAAAATCAGGAAGAAAAGAAACAGGAAGCGGGGGCTGTGAAGAATCTGATGGACCCGGGGGAGCAGCTGCGGCTGGTCCGGAAGGGGAAGATGAAGCTCAGCGCCCCCATTCAGGACGGGGAACGGACTGTGGCGGAGCTGAGCTGGGACTTTGGAAAGCTGACAGGGCTGGAATACGCGGAGGCCCTGGACAGCGGAGACGGTCAGAACAATTTCCGGATGACGAACACCCAGGCGCTCTGCCTCTTCGCCGCGGCTGCGGCAAAGGTGACGGAGGGCCTGAGCGCCCGGGAGATCCTGAAGGGGTTGGACGGCATGGACGCGCCCGCGGCCATCCGGGTGGCGACCATTTTTTTCACGGCTTCTTTCCGGGTGGGAAACCGGAATATCTCCGAAGTGTGACGGAGGTTGCCATGGTCAGCCGCAGCGGCATTCCGGAGCTGCTGGGGCTGCCCATAGGGCTGTTTTTTGAGATCCGGCAGGCCATCCGGGAGAATCTGGAAAGGGCGGCGCAATGATGCGGATATTCTACAACGGAACGGACATTACGGCGGCCTGCTGCCCGGAAGAGGCCATCTACTACGACAGGACCGGCAAGGCGGACAGTCTGGAGCTGACGCTGCCCTTCGGGGAACGGTGGATCAGCTGGGGCACGGAAGAGGGGGACACTCTCCGGGTGACCCGGGACGGCTGCGACACCGGGGAGATGTACATCACGGCGGCGGAACTGGACAGCGGGAAATTCCGGGTCCTGGCCACAGCGGCGAAACCAAAATGCCGGAAAAAGGGGTACAGGGTCTACAGCGGAACCATGCTCCGGATCTGCGCCCGGGCGGCGGGAGAGGGAGATTCTTCCTTTTCCTGCTGGGGGGTGGAGGATATGGCGCTGGGCAGCGCTGTACGGAGCGGGGAGACCCCCGGGGAATTCCTGAACCGGCTGGCAGAGTATGCCGGGGCGGCGCTGAAGACCTACAACGGGGCGTTCCGGATGGTGGGCGTCCGGAAGGCTCAGGAGCGGGCGGTCATACAGACCCTGCGCCTGCGGGGGGAACAGCCGGGGGTGCGATACCTGCGGCGGTTTGACCTGGGGACGGCGAAGCTGACGGTAGGGACCGGGGCAGGACAGGTAAGCGCCTGGGAGACGGAAGAGGGGCCGGGACCGGAGGAGACCGTAACCGGGACCCCTGCCCGGGAGGCGGCCCTGGCGGGGGTGATTGCCCGGAACCTGATTCTGGCGAAAAACCGGCAAAGGGAAGAGCTGACGGTGGAAACGGCATTCTCCCCGGGCTGGACGGCCCTGGGGCGGATCGACACCGAAGGAACCGGGGCCCTGGGCGGGCAATGGATCCTGGAAGAGGTGCGGCAGGACCTGAAGAACGGGCGGACCAGGGGGAGGATGGTTCGGGTCATTTAGAAAGGAGGCGGAGGGGATGGAGAAAGGGGAGCTGCTGAAAGCGACCTATGAACTGTTCCGGCCGCCGAGAAGAAGGACGGTGAGCCAATGGGCGGACGAAAACAGAATTCTGGTTTCGGATTCTTCCAGCGAGGCGGGCCGGTGGCGGACGGACAGGGCGCCCTATCAGAGAGAGATCATGGACGCCTTTACGGACCCCAAAATCTACGAAATTGACGTTATGGCATCGGCCCAGGTGGGCAAATCGGAGATCCAGCTGAACATGATCGGCGAAGCTGTGGACGAAGACCCGGGGCCCATGATGTATGTACAGCCCACCAAGGAAATGGCGGAAGACTACTCCAAGCGGCGCATTGCGCCCATGATCTCCGCCTGCCCCACGCTGCGGGAAAAGTTCTACGCGGCCAAGGGCAAGGACAGCAACAACACCATCAGTATGAAACTGTTTCCGGGCGGGAGCCTGGCCATCATCGGGGCAAACAGCCCCACCGACCTGGCCAGCAAACCCATCCGGTATTTATTATGCGACGAAATAGACCGGTTCCCGGATTCAGCGGGGACCGAGGGCGACCCCATCGCGCTGGCGGAACGGCGGACGGAGACCTTCCGGCACAACCGGAAGATCGTCAAGTGCTCGACGCCCACCATCAAGGGCAAGAGCAAGATCGAGAAGGCGTTTATGAAGGGAACACAGGAAGAGTGGCGGACGGAATGCCCCCAATGCAGAAGCTTTTCATTCATCCGGTTTGACGACATCCGCTTTGACCGGGAGGAATTCCGGGACGAAGACGGGAAGAAGGACTGGATCGTCACGAACGCCCGGTGGCGGTGCCCGGTATGCCAGAGGGAGATCCCGGAGGCGGAGGCAAAGCGGCTTCCGGCGAAGTGGTTTGCCCGGAACCCGAAGGCGCTGGCAAACGGGATACGGTCCTTCCGGCTGAGTGCCTTTATGAGCCCATGGTCAGACTGGCGGGACATCGCCCTCTCCTTTCTCCACGCCAAGGACGACCCACAGCTATTGCAGGTTTTCCACAACACAATGCTGGGGGAGAGCTGGGAGCTGCGGGAGAGCAACAGCGAACCCCAGCAGCTCTACGGGCGGCGGGAACACTACAACGCCCAGGTTCCCACGGGGGTGCTGGTCATGACCATGGGCGTGGACACCCAGGATAACCGGCTGGAATACGAGATCGTAGGCTGGGACCGGGACGAACAGAGCTGGGGCATCCAGCGGGGAATCATCCCCGGGCGGCCCGACGCGCCGGGGGTCTGGGAGGAAATCGACAACCTGCTGGAGCAGGAATGGGAAATGGCCAACGGAATGACCCTGCGGATATCGGCCACCTTCGTAGACTCCGGCGGGCACTTTACCTCGGACGTATACCGGCAGTGCGCCCGGCGGGAGATGCGGCGGGTTTTTGCCATCAAAGGCGAGCCGGGCGAGGGCAAGGCCTACGTCAGGCTCATGAAAAAGGAAAAGGACGCCCCGAAGGGGACCCGGTTCATGATCGCCGTGGACAGCGGCAAGGAGGCCATTCTCTACGGGGCCGGGGTGGAGGAACCGGGGGCGCGGTTCATGCACTTCCCCGTAG